GGGGCAGTTGTTGGTTAAATTTCGAATATGAACACGAGATATGCGATATATTTTTATCTTTGCAGGATTTACGTTTTAACGTTCCTGTTTTTGGTGCTTTTATAGATTAGTCCCACAAGTATTTGTATCCTTTACATAAAATCCCGCAACCTATATCCCCGTCGCTTCCTCGTGTTCTGATTTTTGAATCAGAGTCAACTTTTAATTCGACCTCTATACTCTCCTGCTGCGGCCCGTAAGTATGGGTTTTCATCCTTAGCGTGTATGCCGTGTCTGATGCTGCCGTGTCGGTCTGTCTCGTCTCTGTTAAAAGACCAAATCTGTTTGAATCGGCGGCACCCGGTATGTCCATCGTTACGTTAAGACTTGCAACAGTGTCAGGAGGCGACACAATCATGGTCTCAACGGCAGAGGTTGACAGGTCAACACTTAAGGCTCGGCAAAGCTGAATCGTGTCCCATACAACCATCCCGCATTCGTCTGCATGAAAGTTGACAATGTTCCCGGCCCCGTCATTAAGCACCCACCCTATCTGCCTGTATAGCGAATATGAAGACGCATCGGAAAGCAGGTTTGTTGCAGAGGCATCAGAATCGAAGCCAGCATCTATCAAAGACAAGTCAGAGGATGAAATAATAAATACCCGGTACCATTCTGGGGCGGTGCGCGTAAATACCGCTGTCCCGTCCGTTACCGTCGCCGATGCTGCTGCGTATCCTGACGGCTGCGAAGAAGCGGAAGTTCCAGCGGTGGTGCATTCCCACCACCAAGGTGAAGAAGTTACTTTAATCAAATCGCCAAGGCTGTAAGCCGTTGAATTTGCCCTGTCGGCTACGCTCGTCTCTAGCGTCAAACCTGACGGGAACCCGCCAGCGTCCGTTCCTTCGGACCATGCTGCGTCAATCTGTTTTGTCAAGCCGGTCGCTAAAGTTATAATCGCCTGGTTTGTGCTGTCACGGCATGCGCCCGCAGATATGTCTATATCGTGGGATGCGTCGGTCCCGTTCGCAATATTTAATCCATAGTGTGATGCGCCAAGCATTACGCTTGCTGCGTTTAGGCTTGCAGGAGTTACAGCTGCGGCAGTGTCTTCCCCTGCTTGTGTATCCGCGTCGGTAGCGAACCTCATCACCCCTTTAAGGACGCTTGTCGCATCGGCGTCGATCTTTTCCAAAGTCACTGCGCCTTTGGCAAGTTTCTCCGTTACAATTGAGCCGTTTTCAACTATGGTATATTGTGGCGTTTCGTTTGTCACAGCATCCCCGGTTTCGTTCCACCCGAGGACTTTCCCCGCCTCGGGATGCGGCAGGTCGGTATTCGCTCCGGAAGTATCGGAATCGGGGAGCTTAAACGACACGCCGACTTGTCGGGACAGTTGTTGTATCTGCATAACGATCCGGTCAAGCTCTTGCTCAAGAGTGTCCGGCCTAAAACCGTCTCCTTGTATCAAGTCAAGCCGTTGCGTGTAATCAACGTCCCGCACGACAATCAATTTCCCGTCGCTGTATGTTGCAACCGTAGTAAGCTCACCGCCACTTTCACTGCCCGCTCCCGTTAGGGTATAATCGGTTGTGAGCGTCAGAGGACCTGAAATGTCACCGGCTGCATCTTCACGATAGACCGTCAAATCTGAGTCTTGGAGGAAATAAAAAGGGATGGTATAAACCGTCCCCCCTGTGCAAACGAAAATTTGCTTGCTTGTCTCGTTGGATAGTGCCATTATTCACCCTTCCGCTTTGGGAATATGAGATTGACGGCTGTTCCATCGCCGCTTTCAACCTGGTCATAGCCTTTTTTAAGCCGCTTATATACCTGCGATACTGGGACGCCAGTGGCGTAGCTCCCAATTTCAGAAAGGCCGAAAATAACCTTTCCGGCATCTTCGGAGCTGAACTCGCCAGCAAACATATTAGCCGCCGCGTCAACCGAATCCTCGCCAAGTCTTGACACAATGTTCACAAATTCAAGCGCCGGGGTCGATACCGCGTCACCGTATCCGTCCCCGAGCGAATACCCAACAACGTCACGTACAACCGGGAACCCCTGCACGTTGTGACCAACAATTTCCTTGGCGATTTCTTCAGGTTCGGGTGGCTCCCCTGTGCGCAAGTAAGCAAGCAGCACCAGCGGGGCGACAGGCTGTGCCACACACACCAAAAACATTTTCGTCATAAACTCGTGTAGAGGCATCTTCCCAGCGCGAAAGGCCGCGACATATGCCCTCTGTACGTTCCCGAAGTTACCAGCAAAGCCGAAAAACGGCGTAATCAGACGGCCAATACCAGCTAGCCCCTCTGTGGATCGCTGCATGTGGGACAGTTCGAGTTCATTACCGGCAGGCTGCAACGTCCTGATTTTCAGGTCTGCGGCAGATATGGCCTGTTCAATGTCGCCGCCGTTTCTCGCCATTTCGCCCTTGAACGTTCCAAGCCATGATGGTAGAAAAACCATCGAATCTGCCGCTATGATTCCGAAGTACCCGGCCGAAACCAGATCTTCGTGCGAATAGCCTAAAATCTCCTTTTCCGGCGCAAACTTATACATCTTGCGCTTAAAGTCTTTGTCATACTGCGTATATCTAGAACGCATGTATGCCGACAATTTAAGCACAGCATCATATGAGTCTTTTGGGTTCTTGAAAAACGCCAAATAGCCGATAGCTAAGTCAACCTTATTGACCTCGGCCAAGGCCATGAAAAACCCGCCGAAGTTTTTTACCGCCGTGACCACGTTCCAAGCCATGTAAAACGCCGAACTTTTTTTCATGGCGCTGTCAAGGGTTCGGTCCCACCTAGAACCGCCAGATTTTTCAGGCCTAATGATATGCTTTAACGATGGCCTGATTAAGCGGTAAAGCTCGTTCCCTAAAACCCTTGACGCTTCGTTCCGGTAGGTCTTGTGTTGAGTTACCCTGTCAACGTCCCGCACAGCTTGTGCCAGATAGATAAACCGCAACACGTCTTCAAGGTGTTCACTTAAAACCGACATTGACAGCTTGACCGGAAGCCCTGCCCCATTTGCGGTACGCTGTTTGGAGAACCCGCTTTTGGCCGATGGCGTCTGAAACACAGCCTCTTGTCGAGAAAGCATGTCGCTTTTTTCGTCCCATAATCCCGCCATGAAAGACAAACTGCCGTCATACCGGATCGGGAAATAGCCACCAGGGTGTTCTATCTCTGTCCCGTCATTCGCTCTGACCATGATCGGTCGAGCGTGAACTTTTTTCATGCGGGAGTGTTTTATTTTCAAGTGAACGCTGTCTGCCTGCGGAAATAGAGAATCGACAGAATCTAATATCCCCCTTATCGCGGCCCAATCATCCACGGACAAAATGCTCGTCAACTCGACAATCTGATCTTCCGACATGGGCACACCATCGATGGTGAACCCAGACGATACCCTTTGCATGTTGTCTGCGGTGCCAATGTTCAGCGCCATCATGACAACATTTTCAAACGTCCATTGCCGGTTGTCGGCTTTGTAACAGTCGGGAACCGGAACGGATGTCTTTATCTCGTTGCCGTTCTTTTTCCAAGACGTTATCAGTTGCGTCAGGTGAGGCTGAATTTTCTTCCCCATATCCTCTTTTGCCACGTACAAGGCATCAAGAGCTTTCGCAAGCCGCCCCCATAGCTCCCTGACGTTCACCCCATCTTTGCTTTTTTTGGAAACCCCATCCCATCCGTCCATTTGCCGAAATATCCACAAGGGCAGCTTTGTAGAAGCAAAATACGATTCTTTAACGTCTTGGATTTTCCGAGACAAGGAACCGTATCGGGATATTTTTTTCCCTTTCATCTTTGCCGTTTCGACAACCGCTTTCTCGGCAAGGGATGCAATCGATGTTTTCTCGTCGGACAGCAAGCCTTTTTTTATTTCCCGTCCGCGCCCGACAAGGAATTTCAACAGGTCGTCCAGTTCTTGAATTTCGCCCCAGGTCATTTCCGATGTGGCGCGGTCGTCTGTTTTCAGGTTTTCCGATATAAACGGGGCCCCAATCGAGGTTATTTCATCGACGTTTGCATTTAAATCGTCAATGAACTTCGACAGCGAAGGGGTGTCTTCATTTACGTCCAGCCTCCGCGAAACCATTTGATTTCTAAGCATAAGCTGGTTGATCTGCTGCCGGTATTCATAGGCAACGTCCGATTTCACGGCCCGTTTCCATCTGGTTTGCATCTTGCGGTAAGCTTCGTTGGCGCGGTAGTGCGCGGCAATGAGCGCCTCGTTCATTCTGGCTTTTTCGTTTAAGTCGAAAGCCTTTGTCCAGTCTCCCGCTTTGACCGCCTTGATAACCTGTTGGCGGAGTTTCCGCGACGTGGTGAGAATCTTACTGATCCTTATGGCGTCTCCGACCTTTTGCGCGTCGGTGGTCTGGTCGGCCCAAATGCGTAGAGCCTTGCGCGCCAAAGCCGCCCTTCCCGCCGCTTCCTTACGCGCCAGCCACTTGCTTTCAAGCTCCATCTGCTTGCGTGATTGCGCGGTGCGTATGGCTTCTTCCGTGGTCAATTCCTGATCGTGTTCGATTTCCAACTGTGCCACTCGCTGTTCAATCCACTGCTGCCGCGTTTTTGCCTTGGTCATCGCGTCCACGAATTCACGCGCCGATTCATACCCGGCTTCAATGGCCGCATGTTCGATATCGAGCCCGTCTTTTTTAAATAGCCCTTTGACACTTGGCAAGTTTATCTTGCCGAACAGCCGCACTACGCTGGCCTTGTCGATGCCTCCTTTCTCTACCAGCATATCCATAGCCTTGTAAACAGGCTCTTGCTTTATTTCTTCCTTGGCTTGTGCGCGGTATGCCTTGAGTCGTTCATCCAACTTGCCTACGCGCTGTTTGTCTTTCTTTTCTGTAGCCTCTGCGTTTTCGGACGCGCTGCGGTATTCTTTGATTTCCGCGTTGGTCGCTCCCGCCTCTTTTAAAAACTTCTCGTCGAGGATAGCGATCTGAGCCGCAAGTTCTCGCGCTTGTTGAATCTCCTCTTCTGTGGCAACCAGCCGGTCAAACACCCTTCGCAGGTCGTCGTTTATTTCTACCTGCAAGGCGTCGGCGGTGCGGTAAATCTTCACCAGCCACGACTTGAACTGACGGAACGCGGCACGCAATCCGGCAACGGGGGCTTCCCCTTCGCGCAAGTATGCCTCAAAGCCTCGCGCAAATTGTTCATGCTGTTCGCGTGTCAGTTCGCCGTCAGAGCCAAGCCATTCCTTGATAGCGTTCCATTCGTCAACCTGCACGCCGTATTTGCCCGCGACGTATTTTAGATCGTTCAGGAACAGATGTCCCATTTCATGCAGGAAGGTGGACAGGTTTGCGCTCTCGAAAAGCGTGATAAGCGTTTTCCCGTCGCCGGTAAGTATTGCACCACGGGGGGCGGTGTCGGTGCGGAAGAACGTACCTTGTCCTCCACCCTGATAAAGATGGTCTTCTCCAACCTTCTCGGCGACGGAGTTATCAAAAAGCATAGCCCCGTTGCTGGTCTTTATCCCAACTATCTCGTTCGGCTCTATGACGTTTTCATAAATCCATTCATCAAATTGGCCGCGATTCCAGTCCCACATATCGGCACTGTCAACAATATCGGCAGGGTCCAGTGCCGCGACAAAATCATCAACGCTTAACTCTTCGACGGAAGCCGGGAGCCTGCCTTTCTCTTCATCCGCAAGATAAGCATCGCGTGCGAGTTCTTGGAACTCCGCAACCGGCATCAGCCTACTTATGGGTACGCGCCACGCAGTATCGCCAAAATGCGAGATAGCGTCCTGGTCATCGGCCCACTGCGACCATTCATCTTCGTTCAGGGTTTCGCCCTTGAATCGGTAGACATATTCTTTTTTGCTTTGCTGAAACTGCACCTGCCCCAACTGGTGAAGCTCGGCAAACTCGTCAAAATTCTGCCGCTGAATGGTGATGCCGAATCGTTTTAGATGTTCCGCCGCTTCAATTCCGGTCAGCTTCGCCAAGACGTTGGCGCGGGCGATGATCGGCATAATGCTGTACGAGGCGTTGTCACCCTTCACCCCTGCGTCTTCTAGCTGGGCCTTAAGGTCGGCTTCAATTTGATCTACCATGTCAGGAGAAATTAGACGCCGTTGCTCTTCATCGTACAGCTCTTTAATCCGGACGTTCGCGGCACTTTCGGCTTGCACATCGGCCTCGGCTGCGTTAACCGTGGTTTCCTCTGCGCTGATACTCAGATCGTTCTGGAATAACGTCATGGCTTGGTCGGTACCGACGCCCGCAACAACCTTCCCGAAGTCCATTTCTACTGCGCCACCGGTTTGTAACGCCGTGATAAGCTCGGTTCGGCTTACACCATACTGCTCCGCCCATGTCGTTACTTCCTGCTGAGTCATGCCCTGTTCATCGACCAGCGTTTCAATGATGCGGTCTGATTGAAGATATATCTTCTCCACGCCGTTTTTCCGCCCAACGCGGCTCATGAATTCGGCAAACGCTTCTGGCGACCGCTCCTTCAACCGCGACGCCTCGGCGGATGAGGCAACATCAACCATCTTGTTTTTCCGAACCTCCGCTTCCGTCTTGGCTTTGTGAGCGGCTTGGATGTCTCCGGCAAGGGTAACGCCACCTCCAGCCATGCCGAGCACCGCCATGCCTTTCCCGACCTTTGCGGCCACCTGTTGCAACTGCTCCATAGTCGCGGGGTCTTTGATCGTCTGCACAATGCCCTGGTCCTGCAACACCCCGCTGACGACAATGTTAGTCAATTCCTGCGCCATTTCGGTCGTAACTTCGCCGGTCCACGCCATTGCGTAGTTTTTGGCGAAATCGAAAAACGCTTTGCGAATTGTCGGGTTGGAAAGCACCAAGCCCTTAACGCCGTTCGACATAACTTTTCGCAACCCAGGAATGACTTTCGCCAGAGCCGAAAAGCCGACCGTTTCTAGGGTGGCGTTGGCGACACCGACAAGCTCGGCGGCTACGGCGGCTGTTTTGTCGTCTATCTGGTTGCCTTCGCCGTCCTGCAAGGTGCGAAACTCGCGGAACGCCTGCCCCGCTTCCACGTCGTGCGCATGCTCGAAATACCCAACGCGGAGACCTATCCCAGCACCAGCCAAGGCCCCGGCAGGGGCGGTAATCGGTGCGGCAATCTCTCCGGTAGGTGCTGCGGCCACAGCTCCGGCACCGGCACCTGTTATAGCACCGGTCAAGCCGCGTTCCATAACTTTAGGCGACTTCATCGACTCGAACATTTGGCCGACAAGCTCAGACGCTGCCGGGATGAATGATGACAGGCCCGTATCTGTGGTCTCATAATTGCTGGCCGCGTCGAGCTTGGCGAGGTATTCAAGCTGATCGGGAGGTAAGTCTTTGCCCTGCAATATGAGCCGCCGCCGTTGTTCCCACAGCACCCCGCCCCGGTCCATTGCTTGTCCGGAAATGAATTCGCGGTATGTGTCGGTGCCCTTGACGAAACCAGGAACGAGAGACGAAGAAAGCCCCTCAATGTTCTTCACGGCCTCCGCGTTTACAGCTTCCTGCTGCTGCTTTTTCAAAGCGGATGTCTTTTCCTCAATGGTGGCGAGGTTCTCAAGATCGTCCTGTGCCAGCGACATGAACCATGCATCTCTCGTCTGCCCTACAAGCACGGGGGCGCGGTCCCGCAACTTGTCGAAATCAGGCATATTTGCCGCCCTGCGAGCAACGTCAAGGTTGTCCTTGACAGCTTTTTGAGACACCCCTAGCTTAGATGATAAATTGTAAAGCTCTGCCGCCTCATCGGGGCTACGGTCGGCCTGCTTATACGCCTGTTGCGGGGTTGGCGGCTTTTCGACCGTTTCCCAATTTTCGTGCTTCTTCTCGGACCATGTGCCGTCTGCGCGCAAAATTTCCATTTTTTTATTGCCTGCCGCCGTGATGGTGGTATATTTTAAAAACAGTTATTAACAAACAGCTATAAAGGAGGTTTTATGAGATGGGCCTGTCTGATTATAAACGCCGTGCTATTTGTTTTCCCAATTAGCCTTATCATCCACGGGAAAGATATAGATTTGGCCTTCGCGGTAGCTGCTCTCATCATTGGCAACACCATGGCACTAACGGAGTTTGACCCTGTGGTGCCACTTAAGTGCGTGCGGCTTTACTTCCATCGTAAAAAACTTGAAGAGGAAGCTAGAATTGCCGAACTCAAAAAATCATCCTAACGGGCTTTCTCGCGCATCTTCTGCCCATCAACGGTCATATAGTAATGGTACCCACCGCGCTGCCCAAGATAAAAGGCGCTCTGGTCTTCGTCCCAAATAGCGCCCGGCCATTCCCCGGCTTTACGGATTTTACTTACTTCGCGTTGGATGTATGTTTGGCGCTGTTCACGCCTATACCTAGCCTTGTCTGCTTCTGGCGTTGTCTTGATAACCGCCTGCTCGCCTGCCGTGTAGTCTTCTAAGTCAAGCGCCCCAAAATCCCACGTTGCTTTTTCTACGTCTGGCTGTGCAAGCTCCGTCCCCATCTTCACGATTTCGTTATAAGACGGATTGCGCTTGTTGACGCTGCGGAATTCTAAAACGTCCTGATACAAGACCTTCATAAACCGCGCCTTGTCCTGGTCGTCTTTGAATATATCGCGCAAGTCACCTTTAAGAGTTTCAACGGCTTTGCCAAGGCTAGGCACCTCGCGCACTTTGCCAACTTCGGTCATGAGACTCTTGGCGTCTGATGGGTCAAGTTGTCCCTGGTTCGCGGCTCGCATCAAGTCAAGCTCCTGCCAGTCGCCAGACAAGACCTTCTCATAAGCCAAAAACCATTGGTTTAGCCGGTTTGTTTTCTCCCCGTCCTCGCCTCCTGTGGCACGCCTTAGCCAGCTTTTCACCTGTAGCTTCTGTGTAGGCTCAAGTCCTCCGTCTTTATCGATCGACGCAATGGAAACGTTCTCACCGTCATTGAAAATACGGTTGTAATATCGCTCTAGGCGGTCAAATTGCTTTTCATTGTCGATCTTGTCCTGTACCGCATGTTTGTGCGTCAGGTTGGAGATAACGGCGTTCCTGACATCATCGTCGTCAATGTCTTGTGCGAGCTCAAGCTGTGAAGCAGGCGTTCCCGCTATGGATTCAATCCGGTCTGTTTCCTTGTCGGCCTCGAACGGCACCCGCTCCTTTTCGGCCAACTCCGTAAGCGTTACAAGGTCGGACGGTTCGAGAACCTTCTTTATTTTGTCGTCGGCAAGAAGTTCTTTTGTGCGGATTGGATCATCGTGCAACAACGTGCTTAATGCCGTCTTGGTAATCGTCGCCGCCGCCACCCGCTTGCCGTTTTTTACCGCTTGTGCATTGCCTGTGGGGCCGACAATAAACTCTATCTGCTCGTTCATGTTGGCAATGGCAATGTTTATTTCCTCAACACCGCCGCCTGCCTGCAAGTCGGAAGCAAGTTGTTTTTCTGCAACATCCTGCGTGTCTTGCAGGGTCTGTCTGCGCCATTCCTGAATTTGCGTAGATTCCCAAGCCGCGAAGTTGCGCCGGTATGAGTTCTCTACATATCCAAGGAGCTCAATGGCCTTGTCGCGGTATCTCTTATTGACACCGTGCTTTGATAACAGCTCGTCTTTCCACTTGCGCGAGTTGTCGTTATAGTTCTGATAGACCCCTTTAAATCCGGTCTGCTCGTTCGCAAGTGCGGCCTGTCCTTGACGTTCCTGTTTAGTCTTTTCCCACTCTTCAAGGGATCTCTGCTGGAACTCGTTTTTTGCCGCGAGGATGGCCGTGCGCTGTTCGCGTTCTTCCTTCTGCTGCGCGAACTGCATCAACGTGTTGCCGAAGCTTTCCACGGTTCCGGCGACGGCTTCCCCTGCGTCGTTCCGCTTGTATGCGCCCACCGAAGAAGGAAGGGCGACGCTGCTTTCATAGGTTGGTATTCTAGGCACGATTACTCCCCCTGCTGATAGGCATCATAGGACAGCACAGAAGACCCGACCTTCTCGACCGTTGAAACAACCGCTCCGGTAGCCTTGCTGCTGTAGTTCCGCGCCGCTACCTTGGCCTTGTTCGCCTGCGCCTCGCCTCCAACCATAATGGCCGTCATGTCTTCTGCCGATTCCTGCAAAGTCGAAGCAAACACGTCCTGCACACTGCCAGACATAAGAGAAACGCCAGCCTTAGCGTATCCTACACGCTGCTTGCCCATCAGCTTTTGCGTGCGCTCAAATTGCCGTCTTGCCTCAACCGCCGCTTTCTTGCGCTGGTACTCGGCTTCGTTCTCGGCTACTTTTTCGTTGAATTTGGCCGTTTGATAAGAGGTGTAGCCGCCGTAAGCCGCAGCCACCACGGTTACAGCCAATGCCGCCGCCGCAAGTCCCATTACCAAACCTTCCCCAGCATGTAGGCATCAACCTTGTCGACCTCATGCTGTTTCATAATACCCTCAACCTCAAACCCAAGTTTTTGCAACCACTTGGCACCGTGCGGGTGGTCGGCTCTCACATGGGCCTCAAGCCTGTGCAGCCCTATAGCCTCTTGCGCGGATTCAAGCCCTCGCACACACGCCTTCCAAAACTCTTTCGGCATGCACTCAACAGCCGTTCCTGTCCATGCGCTGCACTGCGCCACCCCGGGCCACTTCTGCAAAAACACCCATATGGCGACCACTTCGTCCTCGCACATAAAGCTGTTGATAATGGCGCATTTCTCAAGCTTGCCAAACAGTCTGTGCATGCTCCCGAAGCCGCCATGCAGCCTGACAACCATAGCATCATGCTCACGCAACTTTGGCAAAAGCTGTTCCAGGTGTTCCATTTCGAACGGCACCACTTTAATCATCGTTGCCAAACCTCATAGTTGACCACCAAGGCGTTTATCGTGACGGGCAACGGCATATCACGCCGCAAATAAACGCGCTTGTCACTGCTATAAGCCCCCTCAATAAAGATGGACTTTTCCCCGCTGAACGGCTCAGGGGCTTCGCCAAACGTTATGTTTTCGTTGAAAATGATTTCGTCAAGGTTGTCGGAGTCCGGCCCTGCTTTCAGCCCGTAAGAGTCGGACAATCTCACGGCTACATATGGAAGAGATTTTACGCGTCCAATGCTTGCGCCATCGTTCAACGGTTCTTCGATGGGCAGAGTTTCCAAATCCGACACATAGTGCAGTCCAACCGCCACCTTGCTTGCAGCATAATCAAGCTCTATCTGCCCGCTAGATACCGTTTTGTTGGATACGATGATGCCATCGGCCAACACATCAACGTCTTCGCCTTCCAAATGGTCAAGACCTGTAATGGTTGTCGTGGCAACGCCATCATATAGCACGCCGCAATCGACAAGGTACGCATCGGCAAGATCGTCAGAGTTGAACTCATCGGCCATGTATTCGACATACTTCACAGTGCTGCCGTCAATGGTGCGCTCAACGATGAAATACGGGATATCCCTATCTCCTCCGTTGACACAGGTAACGCTCTTCACGCTCCCTCCGGTCGTGTGCCGGTGCCACCCGACAACCTTGTCGTCCCGCTTGTAGGTCAATGCCATCAGGGTTCCGTCAGAACGCACGCACCACACGATGGAGCTTGACCGCTGGATATCAATATCAACAATGGTATTGCTGCGAAGCAAGTGCTCTGCAAGAAGCGTCAGGTCCGGAGAACGGTAAGAGTCGTCGTCGTACAAATATGCGAATTCATGCAGGGCTTTACCGTCTCGCGCCACGAACAACACGGCATTGCCAACCTGTAAAGCCTGGATGTTCGCCCCGCCAACCGTGGTGTGCCGCCTCGCAAGGATCGCAGACGGCGTAATAGGCTCGTCCTGCCCCCCGCCGTTCATGAGCCATTCGCCGCCCGTGGTGCCGACGGCAAGCCCACCGCGAGCCGTGGTGAGCCACTTGATTTGGTTGACCTCGTTGGAGAGCGTTTTAAACGAGCACGCGTCCGAGTCCGTCACTTCGGCCTGCACCCTGAAGCTTGACAGGGCATCGGTTTCTGACAAATCGATATCGCTGTCGTTCGCCACAACAAGACGCGCTTCGTGCAGCGTGCCAACGGCTGGATATCCGGTCGTGTCGCTGTATTTACCGAGTTTCCATTGGGTGGTTGCCGAGGTCGGGAAACTACCAACCACAACCGTCACAGTGCAGTGCGTTGAGTCGGCAACATCGGTTATCTCGCCCCACTTCCATGCAGCCGAGTTGTAAATACGAACCAGCCGCCCGACATCGGTTGACAAAAACCCCTGCCCGTCATTAATGCCGTCTGCGGCGCTAGCCGTTACCGTAACGCTGCCAGTCCCCGCGGATGCGACTAAGGTTGTCGTGGTGCTGTTTAATGGTAAATACGGACCGTCAAGAAAGACCTCGTTGACAAACAACCATTCGGCCTCTCCGTACCGCTCCAACCTTTTGGTTGGATAGTCGGGGTGAAAGAACCACATAACGTCTGCGATTTGCGTAATATGCAGATCGAACAGGTCGTCTTCCTGGTACGGGGTTGGGATTTCAAACACATCGCCGCTAAGCGGATACCACCAATCGGTTTCCGTTGAAGGGTTGTAGTTCAGGTTCGCGTCAGACAGCGAGTAATAATTAACGCCGCTATAAGATACCAAGGCTCCATGAGCATACGTGGTACCGCTATCCCATGCGTCCAAAGTCCCAACGGTCAACAGTGATCCGTCACGGCCAAGCCTGATATATTCCGGTCCAATTTCCAGAACATAGGAAATATCAGCAGAATACTCGAACGGCAAAAGCCGCTGTACTTTCGTAGCATCCTTTACGGGCCACCCGTAAAACGTTCCCGGTCTTGTCGTTGCCCCGCCGTGCGGATGAAGGATGAAGTTTTCAAGACGGGCGAGAGAGTTCTTGTATTGCGGAAGGTCCACGCGCCCGAATAGTCGTTCGGAGATTTCCCCGCCTGTGAAGGATGTTTGCCAACGCCAGATCATGTTCTCTCGCTAACGTAGGAGGTTGATTGGTACGGTTCTGTTCGGTCGGTTTGCGCGTTCAGGGTCTTCATCCGCGCCATGCGGGCATCGTACACGCCTCTAAGAGCGTCAGCCATTTTGTAGCTTTTGGCGACGATCATAGCGAGGTCAACAGACATCCTTGCGGCGAAGGCCTGCACAAACGATGGTGAAAACTTCGATGGGTCCTCGACACTGGCAATATAGAGGATTTTTGCCTCTTCCTCGTCTGTCAAAAGCTTTTCGCCCTCAACCTCCCACGTTTTCCCAAATGTCGCCACCTGCACACTCTGCGCTGTCGATTGGTCGAGCATGGCATATTCGTCGTCCTGCATTTCGAGCACTCGCAGGCAATCGGACGGCAAAGCGTAGGCATACAGGTAGCCGTATGCCGGGGTTTCATCAAGCCGCGCCAAAATCGCCCTGCGCTTGCAGAACGTCCAAGCGTGCGCCTCCTGAATCTCGTCTCGCAACAGGCTATATATGGCCTTACACGCTCTTCCTTCTGCGCTGGCATCATCCATGGTTGCAATTCTGCCGCCGCCCATCATGCCTAATGCTAGATTGCAAATTTGTACGTCACTGGCCATGTATCACCGAAAAGGGGAGGCCGAAGCCTCCCCATTGTGGGTTAACGGATGCCGTCACCAAGGTCTGTCAGGGTTTCCGGCTGTTTGTCTGGCTTATTTTCCTTCTTCTTGGTTTTGGCGGGTTCGCAACATGCGGGGCACTTCTTGCCGAGGATGTCGAACTCTTCTCCCGGCCTGCGACGCGCCCCGCCGATAAAGCACATTACCTTAGCTCTTACGCGCATATGTCACCCCTTACAGAGCGTCAGGATAGGCGACGTTGTACGGCACGTCACTGGTCAGGAAAGCATTGACCTTGCCAGCTGTAACGGCTTCAACCGCAGTGGTCTGCAAAACGCCGAGATACCGCTCGTAAGTGCCTTGAGGAAGTTTCACGGCGCATACCTGATACCCTTCGACCAAAGTGGCCTGCGCAATGGCTGAGGTGCTGAAATGGTACGTTGCGCTGCCGTCTGTGGCAATAGCGGCCTGGGCGTCGGAACACAGATGGAACTGCACGGTAACGCCATCGCCAGCGGAATCGACATCGGTGTCAACCTCGATGACAAGATACAGGTCTTCCCCAACGCCGGGGTTGCCAGGGACAGCGGTCATGTCAATGACATCGCCGATCAGATACGAGCCAGCCGCCCCCGTATTGAGGGCGGTGGCATCGCAAAATTCGTTGCGTTCGTCGAGAATCATATTTGCTCCTTTATCTTAAATGCCGGATTCGGTGTTCAGAATGGCGTCACAGCGTCGTACCGGGATGCCGTCGAACATGGTGACATGCTTGCCTGCTACCTGCTCCATGGTCAGCGTAGACGATGCCACTTTGTTCATGATCTGACGCCGCAGGAAACTTTTGACGGTGCGATTACAGTAGAAGGCAGGACGGCCCATGGACAGCGAGGGGATAATTTCCACAGCCTGGGTCATCAGGTCGATGAGGTCGGGGCCGGAAGAGGCGTTTTTAACCAGGTCTTCCTGGTCAATGTTGATACGGCACACATACCGCCAGTCCCGCACAGTCAAGCCGCAGTCCCAACGGTAATGGCTGCGGTAGGCTTCCATGCGCCCCCCGCTGCCGTCAACGTCCTCGATGGTAACCTGCCCCTTGTCCTCATGTTGCAGACCTGCCTTGGAGCCTTTGGGATAAATGCCGTGTATGGTGTTCGGGCCCCAAACGACAAGCCAGATAGAAGTGTTATCGGAGCCGTCAGGGGTGGCGGCAGAGGTCAGGATGTTGTCGCCGTTTTGTGCGCTCTGATCGTTGAACCGCGGGGAGAAGCCCGTAAAGGCTTCGGGTTCGGTGGACTCATTGCCGTAAAAGAGGGTGGAAGAAAACTCGTTATTCATCCCCTCGATGTGGGCGCGGTCCTCAGACAGCCGGAATGATGCGGTGTTCCCGTTCAGATCGGCAAGAGCCTTGTCAACTTCGGCATAAGCTTCGAGCATACCGCAGGTGTCGGTAATCTGCGCGGTGGTCGATTTTGTCGGCTGCACGCCACCGTACAGCTTACGCCAGGTCGGAGTCGGAAGACCGGTGCGGATGGTGGTCCGATGGCCGGTTGGGAGGTTGCCTTCAAGCCAGACCATATCCTGCAAAATTTCGTTGGTCTGGTTCAACATTTCGGCAATAGTGTCAATTTTGCCGTTGGGGTCCAGCCGCTTGGTTATGTCAAGCAGCGTCGGGTGAGTAGTTGCAAGTGTGCTCATGTTTTACCTTTCTCTCTGCCATCACGACAGTGAATATATGTGCGGCCCTGTCTCTCGACGGTCCATGTTCGTTATCAGTTCATGTCCGGATACAAAATGTGTTCTGGGGTCTTCTCGCCCCCGCCGACGCCTCCCTGCGGACTGTCCTCAGAGAGCTTCTCGCCGATTTTTGACAATAGCTTGACCAAAATGGGAGAATTCCCCATGCCAGACTCATCAAGCCACTTACCAACTTCCTCATCCGCAAAAGTTTTCAACGTCTGGTTGGCAAGCCGCAGGGCCTCATCGTACTTCTCTTTGCCCATCTCCGACGCCATCTGCTTGAGCCCTTCTTGCATCTGTGCATCGGCTTGTTCCCGCAATTTCTCCGTCAGGTTGCCCATCCGCTCCACGTCGAACTTAACGAGCGCATTCACCTGTTCTTGGGTCAATCCGGCCTCTTTCGCAACGGGCGCGAAGGCTTCAAAAGTGGTGCTATCAATTTCCACACCTTCGGGGGCCGTGTATTCCTCCGGGGCTTGCGGGCCTTTCAAGGCGTCCTGCAATGCCTCGAACGAGTCGTAGCCCTTCATCGACTCGCGGTATTCTTCCGGCAATGCGTCTGCCCAATGACTTTGGTTTTCGCCTCCCTGCTCTTGGCTAACCTCTGTCGCTTCCGTTCCCTGGTCGGTTCCGGTGTCAAGTGCTGATTCTTCGCTCATTAGTCCTCCATGGATATCTGTGTCAATTCAAGGCCGCGTTGCTCCAACTCAAGCAAGCCTTGATAGCTTCGTTTGTCCAGTGCGTTGAGGATCTTCAACCCGATAGCGCGCATCCCCTCATTGTAAAACGTCTGGCTGTTGCCGGTCATGCTCGGCTCAAATACGCCGCACTCACGAAGCAGGTCTTCAAGTACTCTTTGCCCGTGCGGTGTGGCAAGAAATGTGCGTCGGTAATCCTCACGCATCCTGCGGATGGCGTCCTTATCCATCAGTAAAGTGCCACAATATCAGTCGCGGTTGTGCCTGTTGACCACACTCGCGTTACTTCCATGCTGATATACCCATCGGTTGCAGGCCAAACAAAGGTGTCGCCCAAGATCGTGGTAATCTTTACCGTCCCGTAACCTCCTACCCATAGCGATCTTGCAGGCCTAGGAAGGTCGGTGTCGTCGGCAGGTGTTACGAGGAAGCCGCCTGCCCCTGCGGATATCGAGCCATTCGGTTGCATGTCTTCTCCTTATACTGCTGGCAATTTGTCCAACAGACCGTTTAATGCCGTGTCTTCTCCGGTAGGGGTTTGCCCTAAATCCTTCGCCGCTTTTGCCGCCTGTGACGCCTGCTCCATCATCATTTGTTGAGCCTGCGCTTGCTTGCGTTGCTGCCGCATCTCTGCCGCTTCGTCGTCGCTCCGTAGCATCTTCGGGTCAGCCCCAGCAAGGTCGGCGTATTCTTCCAGCATGGCATCAAAATTAACGCGGTCGAGAACTTCCGGATTGAAATTCGCAAGGTTCCCGGCAAACATGGCCGTCCTCTCTATCGCTTGCGTTCCGACTGCTTTCTGCGCCTGGGCGAGCAAAGACGTGTATTCAACCTTGATTTCCTGCCCCTGTATCTCCCTCGGAGGCTCCGGCAGGCGGCCGTTACGCATTAAAATATCGAACACGCGGTCTACCAGAGGTGAAAGGAACTCGCTGTTCTGCCGCTCTAGGACAGGCCCGAGAATGGCGAGCTTTTCTTCATGCCTTCGCGCCACCTCCGTGGCTGTCATGTTTTTGTCTTCGAGGATCATCAGGAACAGATCGTTGAAAAATCCCTGCCTTATCCTGTTTTCTACCTCGCGTATTTCGGAAGCGACCGCGCCAATGTCCGGCGTAATCTGCACGGTCGACCGTATAATTTCGTTTTCCTTGGCGTTGACATAGTTCTGCGCATTTGGGAGCAGCGACAGCCTGCCTTTAAAGCTCGATGGTATGTTCATCGGTGGGTTGACAACCTTGTCAATCGACGCGAGCTTGTCACGCTCCAACTTCTGCAGCATCTTTATATCGCCCAACATCTCCATGCCGGGGCAATTAGAGCCGTAAGCGTCTTCTCCCACCACCTCCCAACGCGGGAACATGGCAGGCTGGGTATTGAACCCGCTCTCTTTTAGAAACGAGTCCTCCGGAGCCCCGTCCTCCCAATAGACCGAGGCCCAAGGCATGTTGTCAGACCCGGCTTTGTTGGGGTCGTAGTCCTTGCGCGGAAAGACGGCGTTAATTACTCGCACCTGCGCGTCTGGATTCTTTTCTGCAAGGTTGCGCGTATGCGGAGAGCAGTTGTTAAGCCCGAACTGTTCCGCTACCGTCCTTGCGGTCATCCAGTACCACCTGAAGCCCGTGTCAACACTCCCTGCATGGTCTGTGGCCAGCGTGTAGCTGCCGACCGTCCAAGGTACACAGCGGATCATCTTCTTAGGATCTTCGTAGACGGCAAAAGGTCCGGTGCCGAACACTACCTGCTCTAAAAACGGCGTATGCACGGCACTGTAGAAGTTTGACCGCGTAAACACCCCGTACATCACCTGCTGAACATCGTGGAGCCACAACTTGGCGGGCTCCCAATCGTTCATATCCTCGTCCCACAGGCTCAGCTTCAGCCACGGGAGTGAGTGCGGTACCAATCCACCTTTGAGACCTGAAACGGCAATCGATACGGCGCGTGAGGCGGTACCGTTAATGATTTTGCTGTGCTTGTACTTGTCGCCCTTGCCTGCCTGCGTGTGCTTATCGACAAACCGCCCATGGCGCGGCAGGATGAAGTCTGCAAGGTCTTTCCAGTGCGAATGCCAATCGGCGTCATCGCTGTCGCGTTTGAGCTTGTACCGCCGCTTAAGCCGGCGTAGTTTCTCGCTTGTAATCATCCGGCCTCCAACGCCTTCGAATTGCGCTTGCGTCGCGTGTATTCCATTTCCGTGGCCATTCTGCTGCGTGCGTTGCCTGTCGCCTGTTTGTAAACCCCATCGGCCGTCTCGCGGTCTCCGGTTGCAGGCACATGGGTTTTCAGACCGTCAAGCGCCGCCTTTTTTTGCTGCCCCTTGCTCTCTTTATATGGCTTCAGTGTGCCATCCGAGAGGTCAACAAACAGCTTCTTGGACCCCCACAGAGGAAAAGGTGTTTTGTTGGACGGCGTCTCTTCCGAGGTCTGTGCAGGGGTCTCCTTGCGGTTCTTGCCGTAAAGCTGCGTGCTGCCCATACCGAGAGCGGCGGTCTTCGCTTCATACGCCTGAGACAACGCCAGTGCTTTGCGCTTCGCTTTCTTCTCTTCCAATTCAGGATCGGATTGTTCCGGGGTGTCTGGCGATCCGCCCATGGTTCCTCCTATAGGTTTTCGAACGGGTCGTATGCTTCCTGCCCACTGTTTAACTCATCGTAAAAACCGCCCCTTACGTCAGGGTCCGGGAATTCCGCGCCTAGATCCGGGTCAACTATGCGTGCGATGTTGTCGAGCATGTCATCATGGATGCAGACCGGGAAACATATGTATTCCTCGTCGACGAAGAGCTTTACATAGTCAGCCATCTTCCCATCGTGCAACATAAACGGCAGGTGGTGCGGCATCCAAAACCGCCCGGTCTCAAATATGGGAATCAGTTTGCGGATACGGTCAAACTTCGACATCGGCCCACCAAGCGGCGTGATGTCAAAATGGTATGTCTCCTGATGCTGCTTATCCTCAATATGCTCGATGTCCGAGTCCTTGCCGTATTTCTCGTAGCCAACAGCCAGCGGGCGATACTTTTTGTGAAACTCGAACAGCTTCTTAGTTCGCTCCGTCAAATTAAGGCGGTCGCGTATGCCGTCAATGAGATAATAATTCCTGTCCGGGCCAAGCCCAATCACCACCATTGAGGTGTAGTCGGAGCCTTTCTTTTTTTCTCCTGCTGGGTCTACCAAAATGTAGCGGTTAAATAGGTCGCTATCGATTGACGGATAGAACCGCAACCACTCTAGCTGGAACCCTTGTGCTTCGTCGGCTGTTGGATTTTGCAGCATCTGACACCCGAAAACATACGGCCCCATGTCCCGCCTCTTGTCACTCAAGGCATCTGCAGACAAAAAAACCGGCTTGCCGTCTGGCTTGCCGGTATCTGTTGCCGGATAGATGCGTGGTGTTACCGCCTCGCGCTCCATCATTGTTCTGTATGTGTCGTTAAAGTGGTACCGCGTACCTATATGCCGCCGCCTGCCTCCGTGCGCCCCAAGGTTTAGCGACACCGCCCACCGCTCTGTGACCTTAGCGATCATTTCGGGAGTTGTTACAGACTCCAGGGTGACAACATCGTCATAGACTAGTAAATTAAAATGCTTCGACGTCGGCTGCCCGTCCACAAGCCCCCACGCCTCTACTGTGGCCTCTTTTGGATTGCCTTTACGTTTGACGATAATGCCGCTATCTAGAGACCATTTTGGGGCCTCGCGACGTGGGTTGTCCCACAACACATCAGGGTAGACCTCCTTGAGCAGGGTGTTATGCTCAAACTCCTGCATGATCTGCGCTAAAAACGCTTTAGCGATAGGACGTGTGCAGGAAAATATCCCGGCGGTAACTTCCTGGCTCCAGTGAAACGAGTCCGCGCTGTGTGAGTCGAGAACGTCTTGTATCGTCCGCCCGAACGTTATCAGCGTCGATTTATAATGCTCTCGCGCCCACAGATCTAAATAGCCGTCCGGTCTCTGCTGCACCTCACTGCAACGGTCAAACAACCAGTCACGATCGATGTCCCGACGATGAAGCAACCTTGTCAGCAAGAAAAACAAATCACGCCGCCCGAGCTCATTCATCGTCTTGACGATGCAGCCGTCCTTTTCCGCATCACGAAGGATGTCAGCATAAAATTCATTCGCTTGTTTTCTGCTCGTAAATTTCATGCATTTTCTCCGCCACAGCGGGGGATACCGAGTGATTAACATCTACAGCCCCGGCCACCTCGTGTTTCTCGGTATACAGCCCCGATGCTTTACCTCTGTTGACCTCTGCCGCGATGGCCGCTTGCCATTTCTGATCAGATTCGGCCAGGTCACGCAGGCGCTTTAAATCGTTTAGATGCTGCTCAAGGGTGACTTGCGCCTTCTCGACAGCGGGGGCCTGCAGCTCTTTGACCCTTGAGGTAATCTTGGGGTTATCCATTAACTCCTTGGCCGTGCGATTGATACTCGCCGCTGACATTTTCCCAGCACTGTACGCCTGCCGGTAGGCCTCACTGGCGTTACCTGTCTCTATATAGACAAGACAAAATTTTTCCTGTTTCGGCGTCAGTGCCATAACTCAATTCTTTCTTGCCTTCCGCGCCATCTTGTTCCCACACTCCACACCGTGGCACATGCACCGCCGTCCTTTGTCCATAAACCGTCCCGCTGTGCAGTAGGCGCGGCAGTATGCGGGGTCAACGTCGGATTGCTTCAAATTCTTCATGATGTGGATAGTGTCCCCGTAATTTTTTTACATAATGTGTATTTTTCTTGTTGACACATGCCGCACCGCTTGGTATTGTTTAACCACAACGACGGAACAACTAACCAAGGGGGGGCAACATGACCGCAACTTTCGAAGCAAACGGGAAAGCATGGAAGACTGACGAAGACACCCTCAACATTATGCGCGAATATAGAAACAGTGGTAACAGCTATATGGTAGCCGCTGTCTTCGAAATAGGCGTTGCTTGCGGCAGGATCGTCCAGGTGGCACAATGACCCCAACAGCCCTCAAAGACTCCCTCAAGGCTCTCGGCTGGTCGCAATCGCGGCTGGCCGTGGCCCTAGGGGTAACGAAAACCACAGTTAGCAGGTGGGCGACAGGCCAAATACCCATTCCTCAGTATGCCGTTGCTTACCTTGCCCTAGCCATGAAAGTTAAAGAATTTTCCGGCGATTGCTTGCAGCCCCATTAATTCGGGGCTTTTTTATTTTTATTTTTCTGCAATTTTTTATCTTTTCCTGTTGACACCCCGAACCCTGTGCGGTATAGTATAAACACAGTGAGGGACAAACTAACTAACAGGAGGATGACGCGATGCTTAGAACTGTTAAAATTTCCGGCCAGCTTCCGATTTGGAATGATGATTTTAGCGAAATTATTGATGGCGTTCCGTATGAGGCCACAGTTGAAACGGGCCCTGATAATGAATACGGGCCGCACGCTAACATTAAAGAAATCATTATTGCCGGAGAGGTGGCCTTTGATCCTTCAAAGGGCATCGGGGTTGATTGCTTGGTCGAAGCTCTTCGTAAAGTTGATGACGGCTTTATCCCTTCCATTTTTATGTCGGGGATTCAAGATAGTGCAGTTAAGAAAGACCTCAAAGAGAGGGGGCTTATATGATGTTTCGTATTCAGGACAAAGAGAACGTCTTGCTTAACTCTGAAAAAGTCACGGCCTATAAAATCTTTGAAAAAATAGAAGGGGACACTGGCTTTCTTTACATTGGAACTGGATATTGCCAAGGTTGGGATTGTAGTGACGCACAATGTATCAGAGATTGGGCTGAACGTGAGGATGAATAATGACTCCACAAGAATTCAAACAGGCTCAACTCCGGTTGGGTCTCACAAACCAGGCATTAGCCGACACTCTCAAGGTTTCCCTCCGTGCCGTCGAAATGTGGCGGCAGGGGGCTAGGCCAATTCCTGGTCCGGTAGAAGTTGCGATTAATCTAATGCTTAATCAGCCCCGCTAGTTCGGGGCTTTTTCATATCGCGTCATCTCCACGCCGCCGCCATTTTTGCGTTGTGCGCACTGTTGGCACGCCTCAAAATCCAGCGGCTTGTCGCTCCATCGGCAGGTTTTGCAGTCCCGAGTTATCCCCATAGGACACACGCCATAATAACGCCGGAGGTTAGCCCAAACCCGCAGGCGGCAGATAAGGCCGCGACATGGGCCAAGGTGACGGCTATTTCGTAAACTATTTTCATTCGCCCAGCCTCTCGATTTCAAAGTCGATATATCGCCGCGCCTTTTTCAAATCTTCCAGCGCATCGCCTTTTTTACCGGCTCTCAACACATACTTGACCACGTTGCCCAAACAGAAATTAAGCTCTCGCGTCACCTGGATAACCTCGATAGGCTCCCCGCATTTGCATTTAACTCCAGTGACCGTGTAGTGCGGAGGGTGATTAACCATGTCGGCCAACTCGCCTTGCTTGTCGTGCGTCACTGTTGGCTGTCTTGATACGCAACCCTCATTACTGCACTGCAAAAAATTCCCGCTCCTCTCCAGTTCACTGCCGCAATAGCCACAACAAACAGCATCCATCACTCCACCTCCCCGTAAATATCCCCGACCCTGCAATCCTCAACCGGCAATTCGTCCAGTGCCACAAGACACGCTTGCGGACAATACCGGAGGCGTTTACAGGCGCGGCAGCATACGCCGTCTTTTCGTTTAGGTTCGCAGCGGCAGGGTGTTTTCATTGTTCCTCTGGCCGCTTGTGCCCGTATGTATGCGGATCAGCAAAAAACACCTGGCTCTTAGGCCTCCCGTTGTACTGCCAGTTAAGGAAAAATCTGCATCTATTTTGCTCATCACTGCTAGACAGATACTCAATAGAGGTCTCAACCTCACGCCCTTCGGACATGTTTACGTGTTTTGCTATCATCGAATCCTCACAACTTTGCAATCCTTGTTACCGCATCGCCTCCATAAAAAGTGCCGCTACTACTTTGGAGAGTAGCAGCGGCTACAGGAGGAGAGGTGCCAGATTTGTGTCATCTCCTCTGGCTTGGAGGATTGCCCATACTAACGCCCTATGGGCAGACGCCGCACGGCTAACACGGGTTGTCGCCGTTATATGCCCGTAGGCAGGCCAGGCTAAGGGCGCTACGGGGAGTCCCGTAACGGCCTTGTAACTCCGCCTCCGCATGGAAGGTGAGCTAAATAATTCTGGGTTAGTAGCTAACCTAACGAACAGAGCCAGCGTGTCCGAGGCTTCAGGATGCCCTAGCAGTGCACTTTGCCAGATTCGTGTCCCACCCTACTGCGCCCATCTTCACTATCTTTGCCGCGCCGCAGGGCTAACGGCACAAATGTAAAGTCCGCTGGTTTGCCGGTCCGCGAATCTGTGCGGGGGTTTTATGCAGCGGGCGGTTTTACGACAAAAGGGCCACTCACTGAGTAGCCCCCTGTGTCAAATCGACCTGTTACGGTCTATGTCTCACGCGACACCATGCCGCGTTAAAACCTGTCCTCTGTCGCTATGCTGTCGGCTATGGAGTGATACGGCGCGAGGTCGTCGGCGTCGTCGGCCTCCAGGTGAGTGTCAAACTCGCCACGGATATGCGACCAGTTCGCCATGTCGCCGGAACACAGCCGGAACAGCCGCCGTTTCAAAATCTTGAGCCTGTCGCGCTCGTCTGGGTCGGTCGTCCATGCAATCCGCTGTATCTCGGCTTTGAGTCCCGACACATCGCGCATAACGCCCCCGAAATAAAAAAGGGGCAGCATCTCTGCAACCCCTAAAACTCCACCGTTCCATATAAGCTAGCATCGCTAAAAAAAAATTGCAAGAACTTTTTGCATAATTTTTCAGTATGTCCGATTTTTGATTTTTCTCAAAAAATTTTTCCTTGCTCAGTCGTCCCGTACACCATGTCGGAAATTTTCAACCCGTCATATTCCAGCCGCCGCCGCTCCACCGTCTTCCAGAACGTCCGGTGCGCTTTCCGCAACTCCTGCGGTACGGGGTTGTAATCCTGGGTGCCGAAGTAGATACTCTTGATCGCCGGAGCGTCCCCGCAGGATAAAAAATCAATCGCCCACTCAAGGAAGTTGCGCCCTCCACCCCTTCCGCCTGTCTGCACCCGTTCCGATATCTGGACCGCGTCCGGTGATGTTTCCGCTTCGTGTATCAATATCCATGCCGTTCTGAATACCCTTCGTTTCTGCGGCCAAGTTAACATGCGTTCCCCTTTCGCTATTGGTCCACAAGATCCCTCAACCTCTCGCCCCTGCTCCACATCTCCCGCAGCACCTTTAAATCCTCGGCCATCCATGACGTTCTCGACGTTGCCTGCCCGTTGTGTATCAGCCATGTTGATTGAGGTATTTTCGCGCCGTTGCAGCGAGGGCAGTAGCAATCTACGAGGTAGTCTTGTTTAGGCCCGGCCATTCCTAGCCTCCTTACCGTCATGCTCGATGCACAGCAGGAGTTTATCCAGGCTGTCCACATAAAGACGGTCCTCGCCTAAAATAGCGGCCATCGGAGATGATCCCATGCCACACTCCCAGCAATACCAATCGAGCCAATGGCTATCATCGTTGACCAGTTTCGCGAGGCTGTCTGTGTACAGCTCAAACATATGCCAAATGGGGCCCCACAACGGGCTATCGCATTTTGATTCTGTGAGTTGGCAAAATGAATCATAGTTTTTTTGCAACGCCCTGTACGCCGCCTCCCATCGTTTTAGTTGTACTATTTTTTGTTCAGTTGTCATCTCGCCTCCCTGAATGTCGTATGTTCCCCGATATATTCACAATTCACAGTCCCGACCGGGCCACCTCTGTGCTTGCCGATAATAATCTGCGCCTTGCGTCTGTGGTTTTTCTCGCACTCTGCAACGCCCTTGCAATCACAATAAATGGCCTCCCGATAGCAAAACATAATCACGTCGGCGTCCTGCTCTAATGCCCCCGACTCTCTCAGATCAGCCATTTTCGGGCGTTTGTCGTCGCGGTTTTCCAAACCCCTGTTAAGCTGGCAAAGGGCGATGACAGGCGCTTCGATTTCCTTGCTCAACAGCTTTAATTGACGGCTTGCGTCCGTAACAATGTCATACCGCGTCCCGGTCCCGTCGATCAGTTGCAGGTAGTCTACGATAACGGCCCCTATCCCATGCTTGCGTTTTATCTGCTTGGCGCGTGAGCGGATTTCTGAGGCCGTCAATACCGGCGTATCGTCTATCCACAGTTGACTTTTGTGCAATCTGTCTGCCGCATCGTTGAGCTTTGAAAAGTCGGCACCTTCAAGCATCCCAAACCGCATTTTCCCGTTGTCAATTTTACCCTCGGAGGATAAGGCGCGTTCGCCTAATTCCGCTTCGTCCATTTCCATGCTAAACAGCAACGCAGGCTTGCCGCTCTTCCCAACGTGCCGCGCTATATCCATTGCCAAGGCCGTCTTCCCCATCCCTGGACGCCCGGCAACAATGTAAAACTTGCTAGGCTGGATTCCACCAAGCATTCGGTCAAGCGGTGTTAAGCCCGTCGGCGCTCCTGGTATTTGCCCCTTATGTTCCCTTCGCGCCTCAAGCACATTCAGAGCTTTTAAAAGGGCCTCGCTTATTTTTTTCGGGCCCCCTTCGGATTTTCCGCGAATGCCGTCTATCGTCGCTTCGATCTTTTCCAGAATTTCGGCAACTGGCATCTTATCCGCGTTTTGCTGTATAGCTTCGGCAATACCGCGAATCTTTCGACGCTGGCTTTTCTCCCGAACCTGCTTGACGTAATAGCCGACATTGACGGCGGTCGGGGAAAACTCCATAAGCTCGTTTAGATACGTGACACCGCCGACCTCTTGTAGTTTTTTTATACGCACAAGTTCGTTTGTAAGGGCGACAAGCTCCGGCTTAATCCCTTGGCAATGGAGGTCAAGCATAACGCGGTAAATCTCGCGGTGTGCTCCGGTAAAATCGTCGGCGGCTAGATTGATACGGTCAAGAGCTTCGTCGGGATCAAGGCAGATCGCGCCGAGTATGGCTTTTTCGTTATCCAGCATTGGCCTCCCTTTCCCTTGCAAGCCTTTCTAGCTCAATGACGTGCGGCGGCTTATATCCGTCAAGCTGGCTTTTAGGGGTTTCGTAGATACCTCCGCTTGGCGGTTTCTTACCGTGGCTTATCTCTTTGCCGCTTAACAGGGCTTCCAGTTTTTCGACGATGTTGCGCTGCCGGTATTTCTGAATGTCGCCGCCGTGATAGTTGTAAACCGCGATGATATCTTTGACGGTCTTGCCTTTAGCCAGCAAATCACGAAACAAACCAAGGGGGGGCATGGAGTTAAGGCCGCAAGTGGTAAGGTGCAAGTTTTTCAAATCGGCAATGCTCCCCCCACTATTAGGTGTAGGTATAGGAGTAGGAGAAGGCATAGGAGTAGGAGTAGGAGTAGGAGTAGGAGTAGGAGTAGGAGTAGGAGTAGGAGTAGGGCCGGGGCTTGTAGCATCACTTAAGCCCCCCTTAAGTAGTGCTTGAGTAGCCCTTAACTTGTCCTTTGAGGATGTTATAAGCCCGTACTCCTCTTTACTTATCCCAACCCTTCCCGCTTCTGTCAAAAGTTCGTAAACGTCTTTGTTCGTACTCTTCATCCTGTTAAGACGCCCCTTGTCGGCCCTGTCTTCTGATGATGCAACCCAGGAGTTTGTTTCTGCCCAATCATGAAGACACGCTTTCTCGCCAGTCATGTCAATGAAATGAAGTTCACAAATTGAGTCAAAAAACTTACCCTCTTCTCCTTGCCACTTCGCTGCGATTTCTATGTCTTCCTTGTCAAGGCCGGTAAGTTCGCCGGATGGCCTATTTTGTGCGGCCCATTCCCACAGGCGAAGCAACGAGACAACACCTTCAAGGCCGCAGCGTCTTTGCAATTTTATTGTTTTAGGATGATCGAAAAAACCAATTGCAATACGGATGTCGCTATTCATTCCTGCTATGCCTCCTTGAACCCTGTTCAGAGTTTGTTTACGATGGTCGCAAGCTTCACGCTTACCGGCCAAGGAAGATGGTTTAAAATGCACACGAATAATCTTATAAAAAAGCCCCGCCACATTTGGCCTTTGTCGCAACTGTCGAGGAAGCAACTCAGGTTAACCAAACATGACGGGGCTATCGTGACCGGCAATTAAACCTCCGGCATTCTTACCCTTATATGTAGGCGACAAAAACCTGAATTGCTACTTCCTCGACCCTTTCAAGTTACCAGAATCACCCCGCTTTGTCAAGATGCTGCTTACGCTTGCCGCCTCCAGCCCACACCTGGAATTCTTTGCACTCGCGGCATGTAGACATGCAGAACGCAAACAGTTTAGCGTGGCATCTATGACACGGCGGAAGGTCGTCGTGCCACTTGTAAACCCTCGCCATATTGCGGTGGATAATCCTGTCTTCCTCGGCCCATAACCCTTTGATGATCGCCGCCTTTTGTTCGGAGCAGGAAAACCCTTCGTGGCGCATAAGGTCGGCCATCTCTCCGGGGCCTGCGGGGTCTATCGCGCCGCTTAACACTCGTTTTATCATGCGGTAGTGGTGCTTGCGCTGGTTGTCCGATGCCATGTGCCCCTCCTTATGCAATAACTTTTAAGAACAATGTCCTGCTGGAAGTCGAAAAGCATATCATTTAGCGGTGGCAGGCTAGATAGACCTGTTGGCCGATCAACAACGGACTTTTTGTGTAGGAAATTTTGATAGTTCACTTCTCCATCTCCTATCTCAAAACGGTATAGAGTCGGAATCATCAAACGGCGGCTCCTGATACCCACCGCCACCGCCTGTTCCGCTTCCGTGCTGGCTGCGTGAGGCGTTTTCTTGCCTCTGCCCTTGTCCTTGGTTGCGTGGGCCATAATCGACGCGGGAAGCCTTTAATTCTGTGCGGTACTTGTCTTGCCCATCCTGCCCTTGCCACTTGCGCGTTTTCATTCGGCCCTCAACAACGACGTAGCTACCGACTTGCAAATACTTGTTCATGTTTTCTGCCTGCTTGTCCCAGATTTCACACTGGAACCACTCGGTGTGATCCTTGTCGAAACCTTCTGTTACGCCGACGGAGAAGTTGCAAACAGCTTTACCTTGCGGCGTGTAGCGCAATTCCATTTTGCCGATGTTGCCAGTAATAACTATCCGTTGGAATCCCATGTTATATCTCCAAAGTTAAAGTAAATTGTTAGATGTTGAGACAGGCTAAAAGGTTGCCGAGTTTGCAGTCTGCGGCGTGGCCGTCTGGCTCCAAACTGTCGCAAACTGCACAAACATTGTCATACCTATCGTCTCCGTAAGCCCACTCCAATTCCCTGAGCAGTTCCAGCATCTCGGCGTTTTGAACTTTTGCTGCTCCCAACTTCTCTTTAAGGGTTGTGTTTTCAGGCTGCACCCGCTTGTTATCTTCAAAACGTTTGCACCACGGGCACTCCATGCAATAGCATTGTCGCTTTTGTATTTCCGGCTTCTCTTTCATCCCGTCCTTCGCCTCCATACCGTTGCCGGTTTATGCTTGCCCGTCACCAGATACGCCCCACTCTCGCCAGATATTTTGACCATTAACAGCCAGGGAAGCTTTCGCCGGTGCGCCTGCTCGATGGCCTGGGTGCGGAACTTGGCGAGGTCGATCAGCTTGTGGTTCTTGACCTCAACCGAATGCGTAACCCCCTGCGGGTCTGTCGCTACCATATCCTCTGTTTTTATGCCGCTTGCTGTCTCAACAACAGACCAATCACGCTCAGACAGCACCTTGGCTGCATCGCATTGAGTAGCGCGTCCCTTGCGTCGGTTGCTGCGTCCTCTTGCGCTTGCTGTCATGCCGCCTCCTTAAACACTTCCTTGACTCGCTGCCACATGCGCTTGTATTTTCCAAGGCGCGTTTGTAGCTCCCCGATAATTTGCCGACACCGCGCAAGCTCAGCGTCTTTCGCGTCGATCATCATGCGCTGCTCGGATACCGCTATTTCCAGGGCCGTGCATCTGTCACACATAGCGCCTCCTTTAATTAAGTTTCCACTTTTGGCCTTTAATATCGTGATAAGCGGAAAATTTTCCACCTATCACCCTGTTAGCCTATGACAGCCTTCGCCTTTTCAATCGCCGGGAACCATTCCCCATTTGTCACCGGCTGGCAGTCTCCGCCGAACTCCTCCATGTCGGAACGCTCCATCAGCTCAACGAGGGTTGAAATCAACTCCTTGAGTTCAGTGTTTTTTGCCTTAACTGTCCTGATCACGTTCGCGGCCCACTCGGGCTCGTTGCGCGTCATCCAGTTCAAAGACCGTTCGTTTCCGTCGGTGTCAAAATATGTCTTCTCATTCACGGTCATCACCTCCAACCACGGTTGCTCTTGGAAAAACCTCTTCAAAAAACATAGAAATATATTCCATCGACTCTCCGTCATCGATGCGAAACGGTATCTCTACCCCTGTTTCGTGTTTCAGAATCATGTCATCTTCGCCAGCGTCAAAATCAGAATCGCGCATCACGAGGTATACGCCGGTTTGCGGCCATCCAATTTTTGCGGCGATCCGCTTCCACCACTCTATTTTTTTACGCCGTTCCTCTGCCTCGTATGCTCCGTCAGGGTAGCAGTCTTCAGGCCCCCATCCCTCGTTTCTCAAGTCTCTATCCATAAATCCTCCAAAAAATCGGCTAACCAGCGGGTCAACGCGGATTGCACAAACTGCCGCGCAACCGGTTACCCTTGTCGTTGGCTGGCTATCAAGTACGCCTTATCAGGTCAGCTAATCGGTCAAGTTCTTCGCCGGTTCTGCGCGGCTTCATTGGCACTGTCGGGCCATAGTTTCTACGTTCAACAGCTCCGCAGTTTACGCATGTACCAAGGGGTGGCAGTTTTCCTCCCCAAAACTCAGGCACTTCTACAGCGCCGCCGCATTCGCTACAGGTTCCTTTAATCATTTAGCTCTCCGATCCACCGCGCCTGCCAACCAGCCACCGCAGCGGAAGGAAGACACGGTTCAGGTTTGCGTTAAAATTCGTGGTTCGCGGTCGGCCTCGCGCCTCCGCTGGCCTCATCGTTCTACGGCACTATCGCCAGTTGTTATCTACGGGTGTCAACCGTACCCAGCCGAGGCCGTCGCATGTGCGGCACCATTTTGTTGCACTAGTGGCCTTGCCTCCGCAATCAGGGCAGCGGCGCACCCTTCTGTCTGTCATTGAGGCAGTCGCCTTAGAACCAGCCGCTGCACCGAACTCGCTACCGCTGGGCGCTCTGCAAGAACACACTCCCAGATATGTATGCCAATAGCAATTTTTGTCATGTTTCATGTTTACCTCCGCTCGCAGGTGAGCTATTCGTTATCCACCCGCACCGTAAAACCCCGTCACTTCAGGGCGGGGATATAAGGTGCTGACTGCGACAGCAGTCATGGCTTTGGTTTTGAGGTTCTAAATACTTGCATCTTACACGCGAACACGTTAGTAT